TTATATAGCTTTTTTTAGTTGCTTCTTTTGCTGGCATTCTTCCTCCCACTTCATTACATCAGTAGCGAGGTATCTTTTCATTGTTCCGCCCTCAGAACTTAATGCTGGGGCTGGGAATGGAATCCCCCAAGGTGTGTTAATTTCCCACCGATTAAGTGTGCGTTTAGTAATATGAAACATCTCACACACATTGTTAGATGTCAGATATTTATCCACCTTACCCCTCCTTACTTTCCGCTTTAACTTCTTTTGCAAACAACGCTTCAGCACCATCTTCCGTAAACCCAATATCTATTAAGAAAAAGCCGTGCGGTGCGATTGGATTCCATTTAGATAGGTCTGAGGAGTCCATAATCTCCAAAAATAGATCATCAGAAACACTCCCTTCTAAATAAAGTCGAACGGTGACAATATTGAAATGCTGCTTAAGTTGATCCCATTCGCTTTGGCTCAACCATTCTTGGTCAGCATAATTGTCATCCAAATATTTCAGATATTCAGGATGCACCCAACAACCCATTTCATCCCGGATGATCTCAGTTGGTTTTAATTGATTAATCATCCCTCAGCTCCCGATTCAACATCCAACAACATGCTGCCTTCTTCTGGATATTCGGTCATCCAAAAGTAATAGCCTTTTCCACTGTGGCCATCTTCAAAGAATTTAATTGTTAGTTCAGTATCAAGTTGATCTAAATCTTTCTCACCATCTGGATTTACAAATTCGAGAAGGCTTTTTAGTTGATGACCGCTAAGTGTTATGCTCATTGTTCAGCTCCCGATACGTTTGGCACACTATGAAAATGCATCCAATGTGAAGGTGGATCATTTTGATAGTTTGCCCATACGCTATTTAAATCCTCATCAATAGTCATATAGTCTTGTTCTGGGGTGACATCAGGAGCATCTGCCCAACAAATAAGTACCATTATGTCAGTAGGTGGCAATTCATCAGTCACGCTAATCCAAGTTGGCAACACCTGAGCACTGGCGTCATTCCATGCGGCATCCCAAATCAACCAAGCTTCATGACGAGGACTAGTTGGTAAATATCTGTGTCCTGTTAGTGCCTCTTGTCTATCTAGTTGACGTTTTAAACTTTCATAACTGCAATTACATTCTTTGGCATGAAATCTTTCAAAAGCTTCTCTTTTTTTATTTAGATCAATCATTACCTAAGCCCTCAAATATTCTTCTTTAGTCCACTCAACAAACTCTTTATAAAGTTGTTGAGCTGGTTTATTTAACCGGTTGTGATAGTCGATCGTTATGCGGCGCCAAGCGACTGGTACCGCATAATGCTTTGTTAGGAACATTGCTTGATCAATGCCTTGCCGGACTATTACGTAGCCCAGCAATTGCAAGTAGTACATAAAACCAAGCATGTGTTTTTGGCTTACTTTCTTGTACTGATCTTTCATATTAGAAGCCATCCACTAATAGATAATCAGGCTCTACTTCTGGTTGAGAAACTGCTGGATTTTCTAATTCAAAGCGGCGTTTTCTTATATAGCCCATGAGCTTCGGTTGAATCTGCGGATCACGAGCAGCTACGTCTATTTCCAGTGCATCCAATGTTGTAAGGTCTGGTGCGTTCTGGATCTGGACCATTAGCGAAGGCGGATCACTCTCAGCAGGTTTGTTATCTGAAAGCTCTGACAAACGTTTATGGGTAGCTTGTAGCAAAGGCTCCATTTGTTTATCAGTCCAAGTACGGGTATAGCGATAAACTGCATTTACCTCTTCAGGTGTTTTTGATTCTTTTACACGCTGAAGAAGGGCATCTAATGCCTTCTGATATTCAGGATCTACTTTAGGCTCGTTAGTTTCTGGAATTAATAGATCCTCAGATGTGGTGACATTTGTTTGTTCGGTAATAACAATTGTTGGTTGAATTTCTGCAGAAATAACTTCAATAGGCTTTTCTGCTTTTGATTTTTTGCCTCTCTGTTTTTTAGGTTCCTCACCAAGACGAATAACACTTAATTCATTGTTGATTTCAAAACCGAGTGCTTTTGAAAAAGCTTTTAATTGAAGCTTGGCGTTTTCGGCATCACGCTGAACAAAACCACTATTAATAGATTCAATTAATGCGGTGGTTTTAAAATTCACGACGTAAATAGAAGGCGAATATGTACTGATTACAAAAACTTCCTGACCCTCTTCATATTCTTCAATAGTCAATGGTTTTGTGAAAGTAATCCCAGCCAGTTCAATAGTTTCAAGCTGAATACAAAACTCATAATTGGGTAGACCAAATACCGTTGCTGGCATTTGATCTAAGGTGCTGAAAGACTTATCAGCTTTTAATGTTCCGTCACCAGCATAACGGCAAAGGACGGACTTACCTTTTTGAAGTGCTGCAAAAGCTTCAGTTGCTGTAATTAAATTATTCATGCTGTCATCCCATTTCTAGCTAATGTTTCAATTTCTTGTTTAACTGCTGGTAGTTTTGCCGCTTCAATTTGGATGAGGGCATCAATACCGAAATGCTCACAAACTGTTTTCACATCAAGGCCGCGTTCAGCAATGAAGTTCTGAAGCTCATCTCTTTGTTCGTCTGTAATGCCATTAAATTCAGGTGGACTAATCCAAGAATTACGTTCTTTGTCGAATGTGAAGTTCAATGCTTTCGCGCGCATAAGCATTGCTTGGCGCATGTTTTGGTAATACATGTGCTCTTTATCAAGCGATTCTGTTAATTGGTTAAGATCGCCAGCATGCTCAGCTTCTTCACAGCTTTGTTTCCAGTTTTCTAACTCTTCTTGAGCTTTAGCTGCTGCAAGTTGTGCCGGTGTTAATGTATTGATATGTTCCTTAGCTTGGGTGATAAGATCAGCTAAGAAAGTTGGATTATCTTTTAAATCTGGTACCCAAACTTCACCAGTTTCACCACCTAAAGCACCTGAGTTTTTGGCATGGTGTGTAGGGGATGGCTTAAAACTGATTACTCGAGCATTTTTACCTTCACCAGTAGTAACAGTTGTTAGATAACCCATGACATCTGCGATACGGTAAAGCTCGTTACGGTTTTTACCACCTAGATCTGGGCGGTAAATAATTTGATCACCGTTTTGATCTTCTGATGCGTGTGCAATGAAAACAACATCTTTACCTAAACTGATCAAAGTATTGATGTATTGCTTGAACGTTTGGTTCGCTAAACCTTGAGCCTTTAACTTTAAAGAGCCATCTTTTTGACGGTTATTAGCAGTTAGCAATAGATGGGTTTTAATGCATTCAAGCATTGCACCCACGGTATCAATGACTACGGTTTTATATGGTGCTAAGTCCTGCGGAGTAAGGTTTGCAACATCACTCCATTGTTGAACCTGTACAACCGCACCACGACGTAATTCACCAGTACGGTGAGCACCACGGTCAAAGTCAAAAGAAATTGCTTTTTCCGCAGTAAAACCCATCGATGATTTACCTAAACCCGGATCAGCGTATAGGTACACAATAATTGCTTGAACCAATAAAGTTTGGTCAGCCGTAATAATAGGTAGAGCCATTTTTCTTATCCTCATCTAGAGCCGGTGAAGCCGCGTTTTTGCTTGTAAGCTTTGCGGACATAAGTAGGGATGTTTGTTTCACGCAGTTTTATAGCGAGCTGCTTTCTGCGTTGAAAATCGATTTCTTGGGTGAGTTCATTCCAAACTTTTGGATAAGAAGTTTGGAACCTGAACACATTTAAAGGCGTCTTAACTCCGTCTTTAACTTTGTAAAGAACTGAGCCATTAGCATTAGATGCGTACACTTGCCAGCCAATACGAACAGAGTAGAGGCCCTTATCATCACGGCCTAAAAATGACTTGTAGCCGTCGGGGTGCTTTTTGAAATTAGACATGTTCAGCCTCCTTACATTCGCATGTACCTACAAAGGCATAGGTAAGCGGGCTAGGAGCATCTACAGGTGAGACGTCCTTAATATTTAAAGGAATAATTTCTTTGCGATATTTAACTAAAACCACATCACCTTCACGGCAATCGACAACTCCTTCTCTTGAAGAAAAATGAGCAGATTTAGAAGATTGGGTTACTCTGCAAAATGAAACCTCATCACCAGCTTTGATTTTTGAACGGTCAACAGGAATCATCTTCTTGCAAGTAGGGCAGTTGTAATCTTTCATTAGGCTGCCTCCACCAACTTGTTACGTTCGATGAAGCCTTTTAGAAGGCTATTGATGTTGCGGATGTCTTCAAATTCGGTGAAATCGTTATATGACTTACCATTAATGTCAGTGATTTCATTTACTGTGAGTTGGGTAATATCAACAGTGGTGAATTCAGAACCCGGAACGCCGTAGCTGTCTGGATGAGCTTCAAAATCAAAGCTAACGTTTAAACGGAAGCTATCTAATTTAATTACAGCAACTCCAGAATGCTTACCTGTGATTTTTGCGGTTAACACGCTGTAAGTACTTGGTTGAGTTTTAGGTGTAAAAAGAGTAGGTGCGTCTTTTGTTTGGAAAGCTGGTTGTAGCTGGCAAGCAACTAAAGAACCACCAGAGATTGCAAGAGCAGCCATGCTGACAAATGCAAATGAGTTGAATGAGTTGAATGAGTTAACTTTTACGTTCATAATTGATCTCGCAGTTTGCAAAGCACATCGGACCTGGGGAGGGGCGGTGTGCTTTTTTGTTGTCTGTGAGATAAATATTAGGTAAACCTAATTATTAAGTCAATAGGTGTTCCTAATAAAATTAGAAATACCTAATTTTTGTGCTTTAATAGACAAAAGAAAACCCACACTGGGTGGGTTGCAAATAGTAGTGCCAAGTCAAAATTTAATAATTTTAATTCATGAGGTGTTGAAATGAACTTTGTAGCCAATTCAGAAGAGGGAGTAACTCCAACTCAGCTTCAGCATGATTGCGAGCTCGAAAGAAAACACAATAAATTGGAACTAGGGAAGATTGCTGAACGCTTCCTTCACGAATTTCCCAAACAAACTCCGTTTGATAAAAATCAGCAAACTGTTTCCCAATAGTCTCAAGGGTGTTGGATACAAACATTTCATCAAGTTTATGAATGTCGATTAATGAATAATTAATATTGGGTCTAAAACAAAACTCGATATATCCATGATAAATTGCATTCTCATTTTCTCTATCAAAAAGAAAGCCAGTTGTCATGAAGGGGGTATTTTGTATATTTAATTGGTATACCGCTTTTTTGATTTTAGGAAGATTGTCAAATTCAGTTATCAAGTCAATTTGCGCTGGATTTTCTACCAAATTAAAGCCACCATTATTTGATGCACCGTTTTCAAAATCTTTTCTATATGGGAAATTTTTCCAAGAACCTTCAACTCTTTTTACTGCCATCTCTGTTTCCCCCTTTAGCAATTTGCGTGTTTAAAAGTATCGTGTCTGGTCACGTTTATTAATCCTTAGAAATATTAATCTTTTGCCCAAGCTTTCCTTCTTTTACCAACTGCACGACCTGCTCATTAGTAAGCACAGGAATAAAGACCTTGTCGCCAATATCTTTAGAAAGAATCTTTACTTCTTCGGCTGTTAGCACCAAAGCTTCACCATGTTTCGCAGCATCATTGATGCGAGCAATAATCTGGTTGATTGGTCGTTTTGAATTGTCCATAAGTCTTCCTGTGATTAATGCGAATAAGGATGTTCTTGTCTATGCTGACTTGGCGGCACGATATCTGTAATAGCGGTAATACTTTCAACCTCGTCCATTTCAAAGAAAAATCGCTCACCACCATTCACAGAAAGCAAACTTAAAACTCCACCATTGATGCCGACAAATTCTTTAATTGTGCATCTTCCATCCTTCAAGCACACCTGAACAAACTCATTCGGCACAAGATCTGCATCAGGGTCGCACACAACGTACCAACCATTACGAATTGCTGGAAACATTGAGTCGCCAGTGCCTTTAATGCCATAGGCTCTTGGTCCTGCTGAGTGGGTTGGAACATATCCATCACCAGCATTTCCTTCATAACCCATGTCAGTAAAATAACCATCCATTCCCATCTTAGAGTACGCCTTTACAGGAACCCAACGCTTAGATGACGGGATAAATGGTTTTTCGATAATTGTTGAAAATAAAAGAGCTTCATCACTATCACTAATGTTGTATTTCTTTTTGAAGGCTTCGATATCCAGTTGTTTAAATTTATCTTTCGTGCTTGATTGAATCTCTCCTGTGCCAGATGCAAGCCAAGAAGGATTAACATTCAAAAATTTTGAAGCACGTAATAAATTTTCACCTTCCATTGTTTTGGATTTTCCAGACAGCCAATCACTCACAGAAGGAGGTTTGACTCCTACTGCACGAGCAAGTTCGACACCTTTGATCTTTTTAGGTGGCAATACTTCCATGGCATATCTAAGTCGTTCAGCAAGAGTGTTCATACAACTATCCTCACAATGTTAGGAAATCCTAACATAAATAAAATTAGGTATTCCTATTGATTTAATATAAGGAATGCCTAATAATTAAAGAAAAATTAGGAGCACGTTATGAATGACGCACAACTTATTGACAAGCTAGGTGGTGTCACAGCGGTAGCAAGACTTCTAGGGATTGCACCGTCATCAGTTAGTGGATGGAAAGCTATTCCCCTGGATAGAAAAATCAGGCTAGCAGTTATTGCCGAAGATCTTGGCTTAACAACACGAAAAGAGCTTTTCCCTGATAACTATCAAGATATTTGGATTGAACTTCGTCCCCAGACGACAAAAAGCAAAAACCTTGGATCATTAACCGCTTAAGACCTAACCATGAGCAAATTATCAGTTGATATATCTGCAAGCGCCAGAAATGGCGTATCCCGCATATTGCATGGTCTTGATATAAGCAATCAAAAAGAGATTGCTGAACAATTAAAAGTTGATCCAAGCACTATAACTCGACTTAAAACAGATAAGAAAAACAATGGCTTGAATGAAATTGAAATGTTTTGCGAGCTATTGAGTTTACTTGGTTTAAAAGTCGTTCCTAAAGATTATCAAAGCATTGATAAGGAACGTGTTGCTGCACTTTTAGTTATGTCTAAAAGCTGGATGAACCGTATAGAAACGGTGGATGACTTATTTCATGACGAAATCAGTGGTCAAAAAGAAAAGCTTGGATATTAAAAAACCACTACCTGCGGGAACAGGAGTGGTTAGGCATTCAAATGAGGTGGATCAAATGAACACAAACAATTTATCAGAACAACCAATCGAACTCAACTCACCAGATTTTTTAATAGGTGACGTTGTAGTACTTACTAAAGAGTGTCGAAGTTTTAAATCAAACGATTTATTTGAGGTTAAAAATAAAACTTTGACTAGGTTGTGGACTATCAAATCGGAGAATCATTTGATTCTGGTTTCATCAAAAGAAATCCGTACAGCAACAGTAGCAGAGCTCAACGCTAAACGCCGCCTAACAAAAGCTGAGCAAGCATTAGCGGAGGTGTCATGAACAGCTTTACACACCAAATCAAAGATTCTCGCCAGCAAAGTGAAATCCAATCTTTCTATGAGCCTGCATTGCGAGTACTTGGCCACCTATTTGAGGTGAAAAAGCAAAATTTACGCAACAAGGGGTATGACGAAAATAATGCTGCGGTTACGAAGGTTGAGTTTTCAGAAGCCATGGCTCGTCAATTTCGCATAACGCAGTGGTTGGCACAGCAGATTGTAACCAGCTTAACCAAGGCGTGTTTGGTTGATTCTTTTGGAGGCTATGTTAAGCCAAAGGGTGGTGAAAAGTGAGATATGCAGCAAGAAGAAAACAGGATATTTCCGTTTCCACCACACCGCTAGAGGTGGTAATTCCACTGGAACAACCAGTAAAGATCTATTCGGCTAAAGAATTAGCAGCTATGCCACTTTCAGTTATGAATGCCGCAATTGAGGCTCAGGAAAGATTTTATCAACTTGAAGAATTAACCCATATGGGGGGGCAGGCTATAGCAGTTCGCCGTCTCATGGAGGATGGGCACAAACTAATTCAGGTGAAAGAAAAGTCTCGTATTCGCTACAAAATCAACAACGAATTTATTCCTCCAAGAATTATTCGTCAGTTGGAAATGCGCGGTCTTGTAAAATTAGGAGCAGTCACTGATGTATAAATATCTCCACCATATCAGCGACTTTATGGTTGCTACAGCGCACCTTAGCCCAGTTGAAGAGTGCTTTTATCGCCGTGCTCTCGATTTTTATTATTTGAATGAAAAACCATTACCCAAAGAAACCCAGTCGGTTTTTCGTCGGTTACGTGCAAATACCCAAGAAGAAAGGGATGCAGTATTAATTGTGCTGCAAGAGTTTTTTGTGGAAGAGGAAGACGGGTTTCACAACAAACGTTGTGATTCAGAAATCGCCGCTTATCAAAAAGTAGGGGATAAAAATCGTGAAAATGGTAAGAAAGGTGGGCGTCCACGTAAGGAAAAACCAAAAGAAAACCAAAGTGAAGGCGACTCGGTTAATTCTGAAAACCCACAAAAACCCAGTGGGTTAATTTTGGGTTCTGAAAGTGAAAGCCAAAAAAACCTTAACCATAAACCGTTAACCGATAACCAATATATAGATAGTAGTAGTAATGCGCGTGAAGAAAATTCGCAATTTACACCAATCCAATTTGCTCAGTATCAGATCGATGATCACAAGCGTTACTCAATGCGTGAATTCATTTCTGAATACAGCGAGTTTCAATACGATTTCATCTCACTTGCTCAACAAAGATTTGTTTCTGTACCTGAAATCGACTTGAGAACCATGATTCAAAATTTCGGTGACTGGTACTTTGCAAACGAATCAAGCTCGTTGAATACACCAAGCATCTGGTTGGTTAAGTGGTTCTCTTGGGTTCAAAACAACGAGAAACAAGTTGCT